TCTGCTGTCTGCTTATTCGAACCTACTGCTGCAGCCAGACCATTGGCGTTCTCCTTAATCGCATCAGAAAGTTCGGCCAGTTTCTCGCTACTGTCTACGGCACTCTCAATCAGATCCTTAAATACCTCAGAATCTTTAATCTCCTCCAGGATCGCATCGGTGATATCGGATACATCGATGCTGGCCTGTCCGCGCACCCAGTCGGTCCACCCGCTCTGATTCCCGATCCTGTCGACAAGCCGTGCCTGGTACCAGAATTCCTGCCCCGCCTTCAGCCCCATCTGTTGATAAAGTTTCTGCGGATACGGTACAGATGCCAAAAGCATCGGATTCGAGCCGTCAGCGGCAATGCTGTATTGCAGCTCAGTGCTCAGGGTGTCGCCGCTATTAGCCGGGAATCCCCAGGTGACGTTGATTCCGAATACGACGTCTTCGGAGGCCTTAAGCCCGACAGGTTTGGGTACCTCACCCGCGCGTCCCTTCAGGTGTGTAAGCGCGGAAGTTGCCCAGAGACTCGATGCACCGCCGGAGTTGATCGCGCGTACACGGACCAGATAATCACCCTCGAAGATGCCAGGCACTTCGATATTGCGAAGACCGGTCTCCGGTACGTTAACCCACTCATTGTCGCCGCGCTTCCACTGCACCCGATAGGCTATGACATCCGCCTGTGGTTTGCCGTTCTTGTCGACCGGCGCATCCCAGGATGCCGTCAGGGTAGCCACTCGCTGCCCCTGGCGCACTGCGTCATAGCTCGCTACCACGATATTGGTCGGCTGGTTGACGAGGCCGGTTGGTATCAGACTGATTGGCGGCGTGTCCAGGCGGGCATTGTTATCGACCGCATCATATTTTGATGCGTTATATTCGGCCCCGGTGATTGTGAAGGTGTTTTCTTCATCATCAAATCTCAGGTTCGTAACGCGGAAGTATTGCAGACGCAACTGCCCGGCATCGATGACGAATACAGCGTTGGGTAACGGCTCTGCCGTGAAAGGCGTGGCGACCACCAGCTGCGTGCCGTTTACGGCCTGGATCACCCTGCTTTCAACGGTACCGCCCCGTGTGCGGATCATCAGTGTGTCACCCGCAACGGCACTGGTTCCCCGATCGGTTGTCACAGCCTTCAACCCGGCGTTATATCCGGTTATACGCCCGCCATAAACACGCCCTGAAAGGCGTTCGTCAGCAAATGCAAACACGGTACCCGGCACGTAGACATAGCCATCAAGCCCGGTCTGTAGCGTAATAATCCGGTCGAGTGAGTTGGAATACACCGCCCACCCGCCACGGCGCTGTGCTTCGCTCTCGCGCGTACAGCCGATTGCGGTGATCTGCGTCTGTTTAAACTTGAACTGCTTAACCAGGTCCGGGAACATCACCGCTGTTGTGCGGTCCTGATAGTGATTGTCAGGGTCGCTGAAGTTAATCAGCGCGCTGGAGAAGCGGGTCTTTTCACTGCCGCTCGAGTAAACCGGTTTGCCCACCACCGAAGCGCGGGTAAGGATTTGCAGCTTCGACGTATCCGCCGGCATGTCCGAGACAACATTGAACATGTTGTTGCCCCAGAACGTCATGCCATTGAACCCTGCGGCGATGTCTTTGATTACCTGCCACGCATCAGCCTGCGACTGGATGTAGACATCAAACATGAAGCGCGGCTCGGTACCGTCACCACCCTTCCCGTCAGGTACTTTTTGATCGCAACGCTGGGCAATACGGTAAAGCTCCCACTTATCCAGCATCTGCGCCGTGACGCGTCGGCCAAGACCGAAACGCGGCTCAGTGAGCACATCGAACCAGATCCATGCTGGGTTATTCGTCCAGCCCCACTTAAACGTCCCGTCCCATGTGCCGCTATAGGTTCTGGCTATCGGATCGTAATTCGAAGGGATGCGGATAATGCGCCCCTTAGGCTTACAGGAAACCTTCGGGATATTGTTGAACGATTTGGCGTTGAACGACACATACAGCAGCGCCGTATGGGGATAACGCAGGCGCGCATCAATCACCTCAGTGATTGCCTGTACCTGCGTTTTATTCTGCAACATCTGGCTGGTGCTGTCGTCGGTGTCGCGTACCACGCGAATCTGCCAGCCTGTACTGGCTTTCGGAAGATTAATGCGATGGGTCAGTTCATAGAGAGAACTGAGTTTCTCTGTCACGGTTCTTGTCATGACCGTAGAGAACGCACCACCATCTACAGCAAGATCGATATGGTACTTTACGGTAGTGCCGACAATATCCCCGTCGTTTTCCTGCTGCTGCAAACCCGGAATACCAATGCGAACGAGCACAGCGTCAATCTGGGTGTTACTCAGCGCGCGCGTCCAGGGCGTGGCTTTTGTCAGAGATACGCCAACCGTAGTTTCGTTCTCCACTGCGGGAAAACCCGGAATCGGCGTCTGGGTCTGTGTTCCCGGCCGAAATTCCCAGGAAACATTCTCAAAGTTCATCGTACCGTCGGCGTTTCCCAGCGGCGTACCGTCCAGGAAAATGCTGGTCGCATCCAGACCACCAGCAAACTCACCTTCCCCGAGCGCCAGCAGCATGCGGCAGCGCGCCATTGACTGCGCCGAATCAGGTTGTTCTACAGGTGTGTGCTGCTTCTGGCTGCCACCCTTTGCACCAGTGATCGCTTCCATATTACATCCATAAAAAAAGCACCCGACTGGGTGCTTGATATTCAGAAAGGAGTTATCAGATGTCTTCGGCGACTATGCCAGCGCTGATGATGGCGCCGCCAATCTCGCGCTCACCATAGAGAAGCGCGACCGGGTTTCCCATCGCAAGGGTATTCACTGAACCACCGAAGGCATAAGAGGGTTTATTGTCAGGATCGTCTCGCCCCTGTAACCCTTTGGGCTGGGGAGAAAGCATCTGGTAGATGCCGCCGGCCATCATTGATGCGCCCGACATGATAAGTCCAGCACCAAATGTCAAACCTGCGCCAGTCCAGCCGGTTGCCACTCCTGTGATAATGCCAGCAACGACCATTACAGCGCCAAGGATCGTCTGGAATAATCCTGCTTTTTTTGCCCCCTCCATTACAGGAGCAATACGAATATCGCTGTCACCACCCAGCTCCTTGAAATCCTGTTCTCCGATGTTGCGTTTGCCACGAAACACCGCGAAGGTCATGCCGTTTTTTTTGGCATTCATCAGAAAGCTTTCTAGTCCGTCGAAGTTGATACACAGAGCTTTGACAGCTTCGGCAGATGTCTGCACTGCCAACCGGTGAACGCGCCCAAACCGGGCGCCCAGTGCGCCATACAATCGAATCGTGGTTAAACGCGCCATGGCTTTATCTCCTGCGGCAAGTTTTTGTGACGAACGCAGATCATCGTGCGGTCTTTGAAATAGCCTCTGGAATATGGGGTAATGCATGAAGGCTGGCCGTAAAGATGGTGGAGCAGTTCACCTTCTTCAGTGATGATCCCCGCGTGGTTCCACTTAGCGGATTCAACCTGCATGATTACCATGCAGCCTGGCGCGGGGTCGCATTCGACAAACCCTTCCCGCTCCCAGTTTTCGAAATAGAGATTGTCCGGGTACTGACTTTCCCACCACGGGTAATCGACGCGAAAATCGTTCAGCGTGACGCCCTGAATGGCGTGCCAGTCCATAATCAGCCCCCAGCAGTCATTCGAGCCCAGGATAAACGGACGCCCAATAAGCGGCACCGCCTCAGGCATTATCTCGGCGTATTCATCGCTGTCCGGCGCGTAAATGCCCCAGATCACGCCGGAGTTGTTGCACTGCTGGCGGTCCAGATCGGACGGAATAGGCCGGGCACCGTCGCCAGGGTGGGAGTGGATGACGCGAATAATCGTCCCGATATCTTCGGCGTTAGCCCAGTGCTCGCCGTCGATGCGAAAATGCTCTGTCGGAATTTCGTGCGTATTCGGCACAGGAATGTAGCGCTGGCGACGGCCAGACTGAATAACGAAGCCACAGCACTCGCGTGGGGATTCCTCCAGTGCATGCGCCCGGATAGCTGCCATTATTGTTTTATTCATTGGTACGTCCGGTTATCGGGAAAAAAGCACGGTGGCTGGATAGCCCCCAAAATCAAGGGTCGCGGTATTAGGCTCTGCCAGCCCGGCACCAAACCGCTTACGGCAGTCACTCAGGCAGCCGCCGCACACATCCAGCGCCGGGTCAGCGACAGGATTACCCTTCGCATCAAAATACGCCGTGCCGTTGTAGGTGCATCCATCGCCGCTCCGGTACTGCCCGCGTAGCGCCCATTCGCAGAGCGAGGTGATTTGTCGGGTGGGGATCACAAGGCTCTGCAAATCGGCCGGGCTGCTGAGTGCCCAGGTAACCACCTCATCATCTTCGGAGGTTTTGGTATCAAGCCAGAAGGTCTGAAGCGTGTACATTGACGAATCAGCTGTAGGGTTTACGCCACCAGGGTAATTTACGGCATCGAGATAGACCGCATAGGTATCGATAATGCTCACTTTGGCGTTAACCATGTCCTTAAATTGCAGGCACAGCGCAGTGATATGGCCGTCAAGGTTTGAGACGCTGAGAGTGGGCTCCGCCGCCTGGTCTGTTGATAGCTCCAGGCCTGAAACCTGAAATGGCCAAAAATCGTAGGTATTGCCACCGAAGACGATTGGCTTGGGTCCGAGCTTTTGTTCATCTCCATTGGCAACATCGATCTCTTCGGGTGTATGGGGGAAAGGTGCGTAGTGGAAACGGTGGATACCACCACTGAACTCTGAGGCGTCAACTTCAACCAGGCGGACTCTGCCACCTGGTGCCAGCATCGCCGCCTGATCGACTAATGCCATTATGCATACACCCCATAAGCCCGTTTGATAGTGAATGTCAGCTCAGCGAATTTGCTGCTGATCTGATTTTTCCGCACAGAATCTGCGACTACACGGTAAAGCCCCTTCTCTTCTCCCGGCGGCGTGATGATGAAGGCCTTCACGGTATGAGCCAGGAGGAAATCACGGACTGCATCAACCTCAACCTCTGCTCCTGTATGCTTCATCGGCACCTGAATGGCTGTGGAGTTGATGCCATTCTCAGCCACCTGCTCATAGCCATCACCGAACTGCGCCGCGCGAACTGTCTGGCTATATTCAATCGCGCCAGCACCGAGCTGCGAGCGCCAGCTGTATGTTTCAACTGCCATATTTACTCCATAAAAAAACCCGCCGAAGCGGGTTATATAATTCAGTATTGGTCGGCAGAAAAACCGCCTCTTAGCGGATTCAGTTATTCGATATGATTCGGATGTAGTGTGAAGTCGCCACGAGAGCCTGAAGCGAATTTCCGCATGTAGCACATAACGTTCTGGAATCGTACTCTCGAGACCAGTGGCATAACCAATTCTCTAGGTCATCCACTGAATAATCCTTACGAGCCAAACCCTCTGCGATGGTTACGACCTCATCACTGGGTGCTGTAAGCTCATATCCATTCAGCAACAGGAATACGTAACCAGCCATCATGGCAGTTCGTTTGTTTGCATTTGCGAATGGATGATTCTGGATCAGGCTTTCAATCAGAACAGCAGACAGACGAAACATGTCGTCTGTCTGCTCATAATATCGAATTGTACTTGGTCGTGACTGGGAAGAACTGAGGTTGTTCGGATTCAGTACGCCTATAGGTTCATTTGGCGTCTGAGTCTCGATCAGAGACCTGTTGATGTAAACGATATCTTCGATGGAAAGATAATTGACTCCCTCAACATACTCTGTCGTCATCCGTTTTTACTCAGACCTTTGAAAGTTCTTCCATCGCCTTCTCGTAACGAGCAAACCCGAACTCAAAGGCGTTTTTTACTTGACCAGTATGTGAACAAGCTTCGCTGATCGCTGCACGAGGTTTCGCCACCGTGGATTTGTCACGAGGCGGAATGTACAAGCGATCTGCCTTTTTTAATGCGTGACCCATGATTATCACCCTCATGCACGTTTGGCAGTGCTTTCTCAAATTGTAGGATGTAAACACATCCAAAGAATTCATGACCACTTCAAGTGGTTGAGGACAATTTAATACCATTCGTCATATTTGAGCAATGGGCCTATGTCTGAAGATAGATGCATGTTCGACGAATTTTATCGCAGCCACTTTGCAAGTTAGCCACATTTTCGCAGAAGTTACCCCTCAGGTAATAGTAAACTATTGTCACGATCTCGGGAGATAGGCGGTGCCTATGATCCGACTAGAGCTTTCGAGAATGGCAAAAATAGCACTTTTTGCACAAAATGCATGGTTTGGTTGGAATGCACGACAACAAAGATTGCTGTAGTATTTCGCCACCTCTGAATCGAGCGCTCATATTTTAACCAACAAGATCCTGACCCGGAACCAATGCGATTGCCGCAACAGAGCAAACCAAAAGAATTACCACACCATAAACAATCAACTTCTTCATATCCCTATTCCCCATTGGTAAAAGTGGAAACATCCTACCCAGGAATAGCACAGGCGCAACGGCAAACGCTGATTTATTGATCTCAATCGACCTGGAACGGGAAAACCCGCCGGAGCGGGTTAAATGTTTGGCCAAGAAATCGGCCGATTGGCTGTCTTTTCAGCCGATTAAAAAATCTTGCGTAAATCCACGTCATAAACCGCCATCCAAGCAGCGCGAGGCCATGACTTAACAGTGCCAAAGCGCGGATCTTCGACTTCATGCGGTTCAGTGTCATTCTCCCTGCACCACTTGCGGAGCGGCTGCCATTTGAATTTCTGCCCGAGCTTCTTCTCTACAGGGATGATGGCTGCGTAGTTTTTCCCCTCCCCGAGGCGTTCTGCCAGTTTGTTTTTGGCACGAACAGCTGCGGAAGCTGTTGCCATGGCGGTGACTTCGCGCTTCTCAGAGATCCAACGCTTCTCTTTGACTGCACGATCACGCTGTTCGGCGATGATGCGGTTCTCTTTCACTTTCGCCAGGAGGTCTTCGAGCGCGGCCTCGTAAGTCAGAGGAATCGCTGCAACCGGCGCAGGTCGGAAATATGAATCTTCCAGGCGCTCAAAGAAGGACCACGCTTCGTCAGAGTCGACTATCTTCGACATCCGGGCAGCGCCTTTCTCCGTCCATAAAGTTAGAGTGCGTACTTTGGTGGAGATTTGTGAGCCACTGTCAGTGGCTCGCAAATTTTTGAGGTCTGCGCCAGTCACCATGAAGTAGTGCTTCCCCTCTTCAAAGCGCTCTAAGTTTCGAGAAAGATTCATACGGATGCTTTTCTCTTCACAACCATATCCAGAGGCCAGCATCTCCGTGGTAACAACACGCATACCAGACCATTCCAGCACAGGGAATGCTTGGGGATCGACATTACGCTCGTGAACTGCTAAATTTAATGAAGTCATTCGTTGGTCCTTATGACACGTTTCATTGAAAGCCGGTAGCTCGAACTATCGGCTTTTTCTTTTTGCGCCATCCCATGCGCCCATCAGTGAATCCATCCGTCTTCGCCGCGAAGTTTTGCCAGCATCGGCTGAGCGTGACTTACGACAAAATTCTTGTCATCCAGATTTTTAGCTTCCCGGAGTAAAATCTTTTTGGTCTCTACAGTCATGTAGTGAATATCATGGGCAATATCGTACAGCGCCCCCGCATACTCAGATTTTGCCTGCTTCATCGCGGGATAAAGATTCTTGCTGACCAACTGGCTCCTTTCCATCCACAACTGCAGGTAACAAAGGCTAACCAGTTCCTCATCGGAGAATTGCTTAGCGATCGGTGAATGCTGCACCTCGCGATCCAGCACATCCAGCACCCAGCGTCGGAACTCTTTGGCAACTGGGGTTCGAGAAAACATACCCATCAGGTGGGCTCCGCGCAGAGAAAAAACGCGAGAATCCTGCACTCCACCGGGGGTGGTCACTTTAACCACCCCTGTCATATTTGCTGTAAATTCATCAGCATGCTTACGATAAAGGCGATGAATGGCTTTATCATCAGAGTAGCCGAGAGCCTCGCCTACCTGGGCAGCGGTCAGCCAAATCTGCCCTGCAACCTCCATGTAAGCGAAGTTGATATTCTGGAAAGTTAATTCGTAGTTATGTACAATATTCATGTCGATACTTCCGTCGCTGGATTTGTTCGATACCGAAGCCTGACGGTCTGACCACCGTTGGGCTTCAACGTTTTTATGCTTGAGCACTTTTCTCACCCGCCAATCCGTACACCTTTCTCAGCTGGTAAATAAGCTCTGTATTAAACTGACGACACTCATCGCCACCGTTCTTCTCGATAGCCTTACGTACGTCTTCAGGGAAGCGAACCTTGCGTTGGTACATGTCTTTTGCCTTTTCCATTAAACCCTCCAGTAAATGCCCCACCGTGAGGCTTGATGTAAGTGTCACACCGTGCGTCATTGCTGTCAACCCCACGGTGGGGCATAATTTACTTATTGTGAATTTTTTGTAGGCATAACGCTGAACATGAGCAGAGAAGATCCGCAGCTACGAATCAGGCTTCCAGTTGAACTTAAAGAGAAAATTGAAGACTCTGCCAAAGCTAACAACCGTTCAATGAATGCAGAAATTGTGCAGAGGCTTGATGGTAGCTTTTTGGCAGAAGTGTCAGATGATGAGGTCATCTCTGCCGAAGAGGCTATTCAGATAGTAAGCAAGGCAAGGGATGAGCTATCAGCGATAATTTTCAAAAGAACTTTCTCTGAGATTAATAAAAAGGTCAGAATTGGTCACACCACCTTCCATATCCACCTTGATGATTTGGAGCTTGATGGGCTAAGCGATGAGGATTTCGATACCGTCTTCCAAAAAACTTTCCTACGCCTTAAAGAGCTTGGTTATGAGATATGGGAAAAAACTTGGGATGTGACCGGCTTCACTGCTGAGATTCCTGAGAAAAAGCCCACCTGAGTGGGCATTGCCACCTTCACGCGATGCCTGGAAGGTACATCTGAACTTCATCTGCGACGCGATCCCTTGCTGCGTGCAACAGCTGCTTACGACCACCGACACCCCACCGGGCCATCCGGCTGGCGCACTTGCTGATCTCTTTCGATTCGGTGTTGATGATGTGGTCGATTTTGTTCAGTCGTGACATGGCATTAATACCAAGTCGAACTACGGTTCTGAACACCTCATACACTTCAATCTCAAATTCAGGCTTAATCCATGCGGCATAACGGATGGCCAGCAGCTCTACGCCCCACGCACCAGGCTCATCACCACCATTAATAACTTTAAGTGGTTGATTTTGTTCCAGAGGACATTTTTGGGCTTTGGTTTTCAGCGCCTTAATGAAGCGTTTAACCTGGGCGCTCCTCAGGAATTTGCTTGGTTTCTGCGACTCAGTTGCTTCTCCGTTGGCCACCGCGGCGGCATGGAGATCATTCAGACTGTAGCGGCCTTCGTCATCAACGCGAACGGAAACGCCGTTTACTGATACGGTTGGATATTGCATGAGGTTTACCTATAGAAAGTGAGCCTGTCACACAGAGATAGCCGCCCCAGAGTACAACTAACTCTCAGGCTCGCTTTCTGTAGGCTCTAGGATTATAACTTGCGCGTGTGAAGCGCGTTGATTTATTGCAGGTACAAAAAAGCCCCGCGTATGCGAGGCTTGTTGGGCTATAGGCCCGGTAGGTCTTGGTTAGTGGTTAAAATGCGGTTGGGTAAATCCCAAATTCTGAACCAGAGCCGTAACCTATCCTGTAAGTTAATACCTTACCTTCGATTACTTTACCTGCCTGTTCACTCATTCCCCCACCACACATTCCTTTTGGCCACGCGCTGAAGATGTGATCCCCCAAGGTGGGGTAGATTGTGATTTTTTGTTCAGGGTCAAGATCGGCAACTTCACGCCCATCGACATAAACCCTCGTCAAACAAGCACTCCCCACATAACCAGAGTCTCGTTTAATCACAACCTCCCCGGTGCCAGCCTTTTTCGTGAAGAGAGTGTTATCAAGAATTTGTTTCCCTGGCGCTGGCTTAGCCTGCTCAGTTGAAATTGGCTTGGTAGCACACCCAACCAAAGCGATGATACCCATAACCAAAATAAGTTTCTTCATGTCCCTATCTTCCCTCGGTGAAAGCCCGGACTAATCCTAACAGTATTCGGTCAATGGAAAAACCCAGCGAAACTGGCTACCTGCCTTTACTGAAGTTATAGATCATGCCGCCTGGTTTCAGGTGCTTCTGGATAACCTGCAACGCAGCGTTCTGCATTTCATCGGCGAGCGCACGGCCCATAACATCACCGGAACTGGATGTTTGGGTTGTGACCGAACCACCAGCATCAACGTTAACGGTGGTATTAATAACCGGAGCCATACCGCCACCGCCCTGGGCGCGTACGCCCAACCGTCCGGCGGAGTCCCGAGTAAGCGGCATGATTGCTTCAGCACCAGCCTCTGCGAATACACCGCCCTTCGCAAACTTCGATGCGCCCTGGAAAGTAAAATACTGGGGTGAGTCGTATACCCCATTAACGTACTTACTGAGCCCTGGCGAATCATAAACACCGCCTTTAGCGTTAAAAGTTAGGCCAGCGGCAGCGTTCGCGTAAGATCCCCCTGGTGTGCTCCCGCCTTTACTGCCACCGTTTATCCAGCCCATCGCGGCCTGTACTGTATAGGCCACTATAAGTTGGTTGGTTATCTGAAGAATCATCTTCAACATAGACTTCCCGAACTCTTTAACCGAAGCGGTTCCGGTTGTCATGAGTTCGGTGAGCATGTCAGATAGACCTGTCAGTGTGGAACTGGCCACATTCTTAACGGCGTCATAGGTGTTGGTAGCGGCGTCCAGATATTCATTCCATCCAGCAACAGCCCCCGCTTTCCAGTCGCCGCGCAGCTTGTCTTCTTCAGCATAATAATTTCGCAGCGCTGCCAGCTCTTTCGCATAGCCTGCATCTTCAAGCTTGCCGCCACCATTCAGCCATCCTTGACGAAGTTGTGCCTCTTCCATCATGCGCTGGCTCTGACGACTGCTTAGGCCGGCACTACCTCGCAACGCTTCTGTCTTTTCCGACATCTGCGTGACGTATTTATTCGCCTGCTGCGCCAGGCCGTTAATCTTCTGCTGCGCCTCTACTTCCTTGTTCTTCTGATCCACCATCTTGGCGGCATTCAGAATAGCCTCACGGCTCGACAGCAGAGATTTCTCCTGGGCGGTCAGCGCGCGTGTTTTGGCAGCCTCATCCAATTCAGCAAAGCGAGATTGCTGTTTGCTGAATTCGGTATTTCTGACCTGCGTCTCCCCAGTCTTGCGCAACGTTTCGAGTGTTTCAGTTAACGTTCTGGCCTGGGCGCGGTAGTTCTCAAGGGTGCGATCGCCAGCATCCAGGGTGGCTTTTGCCTCTTTGGTCTTTTTGGCTGAGTCCTGAGCAAGCTTCGAAACAGCATCCTTAGTTTGCCGATCAACTGAGCCTGTGCCTTTTACACCACCACCAGGACCATTCTTCGCTTCCTCCTCCCATTGCCACTGGGATTTACTGAGATTAGCAATGTGTTTATTGTACTCAGCGGTAAGCTGAGTATATTCCTTGCTTGCTGCCTTTCTGCTCTCGGCAACGCTCTCAGCGAGCCCATCAAAGCCCATGGATTTGATGAGAGCTTCACCGCCCGGTAGTTTGTTAGCAATATCCGTGAAACCGGTAATCATCCCCCCAATAATTTCAAGGGAGACCTCTTTCATCTTGACGAAAAGGGCTTCAAACGAAGTGCTCAATAACTTGAACACCTCGATAACCTGATTGCCCCAGGCCCGCACAGTAATTCCTATTTGGCCGAAAATATTGGAGGAGAAAGCTTTAAGCCCGTTCCAGGCCTGCCCGATATTATCGGTGGCCTCTACAATTTTATTACTGCGGTCCTCCATGGTGTCGGCAAACAGCGTTATCGCTTCGTTTGCCGCTGCTGTTTTACCCTTCGTTTTCTCCAGGGTAATGATGTGCTTCATCATGGCTTCATCAACAAAGCCATATTGCTGGTTCAAGCTCGCCAGGGCTTTAATAGGATCGTTTGCCAGTCGTGAAAAATCCGCCAGCGCAGCCTTCGTATCCAGTCCTGCATCACCCATAGCCAGAATGGATTTGGCAATTTTGGTCATCTGGTCGGCGGTATACTTCCCGGTGTCGTTTAGTTTGACCAGGGTATCAACAGACTCAGCCAAAGAAGCACCAGCGTTATCAGCTACATCTTTTGCCGCGTCGTTCAGTTGCTGCATGGAGGAAAAGCCAGCCCCGCCCATCAAAATGAGCGATCTGGCAACATTGTCGAACTGCTGGGATGAACTGTAGGCAGCCCCAGCCAGAAGAGCCAGCAAACCCACCGAGCCAGCAATCGCAAGGTTAAAGGTATTCAACAGGCCACCCGCCCGCCCCAGCTTCTCCGCTGCCTCACTGGTGTTGTTAAGTCCTTCAGCAGCGTCACTAATGCCTGCTGCCGAGTCGGATGTTTCTCTGCTCTCTTCGTTAAACCCAAACAATGCGTCCCGCAAAGCCTGGAGCATTGGGCCTAATCCACCAAAAGAATCCTTAATTTGCCCGCCTTGCTGGAGCAAGATCAGGAAAGGGGATTGACCTCCAGCCAGCTGTGTCGCGATATCGGTGAACTGCGCCGGCAGAGTGCGCAGCGCGGCGCTGTACTGGCCAACGGAAATTCCAGCACGACGGGCAGCAGCTTCCTGCCGGGATAGCGCCTCTGGCAGTACGTCAGCGACACCAGAGAGGCGCTCACGCGTCTGGTTAAGGATTGTGTTGAAGTGCTCGAACTGAGCACCGTTAATGCGCCCTGCTTCGAAATGGGCCACCAGCTGTGCGTGCTGTTCATCCAACGAATTGAACGCGCGGATAGTCGGGTCGATGGAACCCAGCAGGTTCTTTAACGCTGCGGACTGCTTCTCGGCGGCTTGCGTGGCGGCCAGTTCTGCCTGGGCCCGCGCCGCTGCCTCGCCGGTATCGGTCAGCTTGAGACGGGTGTCGTCCAGGATTTTGTTGTAAGCCTGAAAGGTATCGGTATCCAGGAAACCTTTGGCCTGGAATTTCCGCAGCGATTCTTGCTGCTCATCCAGGCGGTTTAAGGCCTTGGTAACCGGGTCGATATTCTCCAGCAGCCCTTTGAGCGCGTTCTGCTGCTCCTTGAGCCCTTCACTTCCTTGCTTCGCAGATTCAGCGCCAGCGCGAAACACGCTATTCAGATCATCTGCTTTATCTACAGCACCGGCCGCCGCCTGGCCGAGTTTATCCAGTTCGTTGCTGGCTGTTTTCAGGTCAGAAACATCGGCCCGCAAAGTAATCGAGGCGATCTGGTCTGTCATTATTTCGTCTCCTTATGCATTACCTTGAGAGCCTCGCTTTCCATAATTTGAAGGTCAGCCATGCAGGCCGCCGCATCCTCAACCCCGTGTAACTCGAACATCCAGGGGAGAACGTTGTAATCAAGGCCGGTCGCCCCGCTCGCGCCGACTCGCCACTGGGTCGCCAGGGAAGAGAAGATGGTGAAGGGCCTCCACACCGAGGGCAGGATCCCCATCTCCTCCTCCACGTCCTCAGGCGTCAAACCAAAAGCGCTCAGCTCCGCGAGCGTCGGTCCCGGCGTATACAATGCTGCGGCGACCTGCCTCAGTTTTTTTCGCGGATACCCATCAGCTCTTTGGTGTATGCCAGACCGATGCTGTCGAACGCGCGTGGATAGTTCCGCAGAAGGACAATAACGTTTTCGCGGTTGAAATCATCGGGCAGTGCCCAGCCCTCGACAATTTCCATTAGGTAGTCGGCCTGGGGCTCGATGGCAGTCTTTTTACCTTCAGCGGCCTTTTGCAGCTTCTCGTCCATGGAGCGCAGCTCTTCCAGCGTCTTATGGCGGAAAGTAAACGTCAGCTTGCCGTCTTCGGCACCGGCGCGTGGGATACTGGCGGTCACGGAAAACGTAGGGTTGGGGATCAGTGAAAATTTGGTCATTTCGGTTCCTTAGAAAAAAGAAACCCGCCGTAGCGGGTTGAATATTCGAGTGCGTGATGGGGGGTTATCGTTTGTACAGCAGACCGCCTGGCTTGAGCGCATTGAGGAGAGCATCGTTCACCGCTTCGTGCATCGCCTGTTGCAGGCCAACTACTGAAGCTGTCTGCGCATCAATCTTTGCCAGGAGGGATGCGAACAAATCGCTTTCACGCACGGCATCAATGATGGCATGTTTCATTTCATCGCCAAGCCTAATCTTCGTCTTCGCGCTTGTTGCGACGGCGTTCTCGATGATGGATGAAGCGGCTTCATGTACCTTAAAGCGATCGGCCAGAAACTCAACCTTGCTATGCTCACCTTCAACACCGAGGGTCATGCCAGCTTCGTGCGGCTTGCCTTTGCCGGCGACGTTTAATTTAACGCTGTAGCTCTTAGACAATACGGCATCGTCGATCTTCGCATCGGTAACGAACACCTCGCCGTTATTAATAATCAGCGTCCCGTTCTTTTCGAAAGACCAGCCATCTTTCAGGACTTTGAATGCATCGCTGTTACGGATTTCATGGTCCAACGCCCCTATAATTTCTCCGGCATCGACAGAAGAAACCCCTTCGACCCAGTCACCGGCTCGCCAATCTCGTGCTGAGCCATCCTCTGCAATTGGACGCAGGCGCACCTGCACTCGCTCACCAGTTTTGAGCCCGGAAATAAGGTATCCGGTAGTTGGCCAGTAGAGGCGTTCTTTCACAAGTCGGCCATCTTCATGAAGGCATTGCAGTTCTAGCACCGCGCAGCCACCTGGCCATTTCCATTCGACGTCCACACCAAAAGGTTTGGGAGTGGTTTTTACGTAAGGGACGATTGAAGGTTCTGACATTTTAATTTTCCTTTTAGACGTGAGCCTGTCGCACGGCAAAGCCGCCGAAAGTTAACGGTTTGCCCAGGCTCACAGCTGAAAGACTTTCTTTGATGTGCGCGTGCGATGCGCATAAAAAAGCCCGGCGTACCGGGCCAGATTGGTTAGTTGACCGTGACAGTGCACGCAGCCGAAGTGATGGTTTTGCCCGCCGCGTCAGTGACTTCGCAGGTGTAAGAGCCAGCATCACCGGATGCCACAGATGGAATGTTGAACGTCGATGCGGTCTTGCCCGGGATAGCAGTGCTGCCTTTCTTCCAAACGTAGGTGTATGGTGCTGAGCCACCCTTCATTACCACTGCCAGATCCAGCGCTGCACCTGTGGCAACCGACTTGGTGGCCGGCAGGTCAGTCAGGAACGCCAGAGGCGTCACGGATGAATCGGCGATCGGGTAAATCTGCATGTCCGATTCGAAGTTCATGCGCGCCTCGTTACTTTCCACGGCGTTGATTTCCGTGCGCGGTACGCGCTGGAACGATACTTTGGCTGAGTAGAAACGATCAGCTTTGCCGCGTGGGTTATGGAACCAGACCGCGGTGGTGTCGCTGGAGTCATCCAGGTCAATGAGGCGTTTGTAGATCGCCAGTTGAGGGTCATGCGCAAAGGTGTAAACCTGAACCACCGCGTTTTTAAACGTTGGGATGGTTCGCGCTTTATCATCTTCCAGGAACTGCACGCTGATGGTCTGCTGATCACCACCTTCAGTTGATAATGTCATCACCTGAGGCATGGTGATCCATGAGTCGATTTTACGCAGCGTGCCCGCGCCAGTGCCTGCCGGGAATTTGGTGGTGTCGGTAGTATCGAATGCTTCCAGCACGATTTTATTACTGGTCACCGATTTGACGCGCAGCACCATGTTATCGAGTTTTAACCAGCCGGAACTCACCTGAACTACGTCACCGGCCAGAATGCCGGAGGCCGATGCAACGGTCAGTTCGCATTCCGTCGCGTTAGAGGCTGCGGTAAAGGTGATTGGGGCTTGATAGGCCTTGGCCACGTTCACACGCGAGCCGTTAGGGATTGCGAATGCCATAGCACTCTCCTGAATTTAGGTAATAAAAAACCCGCCATCTGGCGGGTCAGTAGTCAGCGCGATACTGCATGCTGACGGGGGTGGTGTAGGTGATAGAGCCGGTAGTGCCGTTGGGTGATGATGTGGGGCGATCCTGTATAGGTTGGCGCACCTGCGGCGGGCCATTGATATAAACGGTCAGGTCACCATCCACCAGCGGCAGCCCTTCGGGAAAAGCATCTGCGACAGACTTTGTCAGCCCTCTGGCCAGAGTCACGCCGCTACCTGCTGGTGCAATGATATTGAGCTGGAGAATGCCCTGGTATGTACGCAACTGACCTTCCAGGTCCTGCCCCACGGTTTGCGCTGGTAAGACATAAACGCGCCCATAAGGGGCATCATCAGGCGGGGTAAAAGCGATGTTAGGCCAGGCGATCGGCAATCCGAGCGACTCAGCGATAATCGCCACCCGGCTCTCCAGCAATTCAGCAATTCGCATGGACTGGTCACCGGCCATTGCGCACCTCGTTCATTGCCTCGCGGAAGTATATGGCAGCATCCAATGCGGTCAACCCGACCATACCGCCGGGCGCCTGGTTTGAATGTCCGTTCTCCAGTGCCTGGGCATATGGCAGGTTGTTAGTGAAGTAAATCGCGCTCACTTGCCCTACTCTGAACACCTCAAGCACCGCCAGACCGCGGGAGTTTGAACCCTGCCCCGAAGCGTCCGGGGTATCGTTCGTCTCTGTTGGCTGGCTATCGAACCCGACATACCAGTTGTTCTTGAACCGACCACCGACATAACCCTCAGGCTTTTTGATGTCCATCGAGTCGTTTACACGCAAACCGCGCTTTAGTCGTCCCGATTTGGTCAGGTTGGCAGGATCATCGCGAAGGGCAGCATTATGTTCACGCACTGCAGTATTATAAGCAGAGGCCGTTTGGTTCACTTGCCAGGTCTCCGGCTGCCCGACTGGTGACATCTCCACCAACCTACCCAGGATTTTGATACCCGTCCGGCGCACCGCCTCGTCAATCTCCTGCTTTGAGCCATCAACGAACAGCTGAATAGCAGCCAGGAACGGCTGATTTACGGAACTGGACATATCAGGTCCTTAGCTGGATGTTATAGGAGATCAACACGTCTGCCGGCTTAACCGGATTCGGCTGTACCACGCGCCACTTTTGGCCGTCGATATCAATGATGTCACCGATGCGCACTTCAGTTTCAAACGTGGCCGCCAGCTTCTTATCGCCTGTAGCAATCAGAGAGCCGTCAATTTCACGAGTGGAGTATTCAGTGATAACGCCGGTAACGGTCGCGATAACAGGCTCGGTGGTAATCTCTTTCCCGTACTGATCGCGGGTGGTGGTACCGCCTCGGGTCAGTTGGTAGGATTTGCCGTTATCCTTCAGGAGCCGCGTTGCCGTAGCGCGCATGCGGCGATAGTCGATTGCCATGCTACCCCCTTTCGATCCGGACCTGGTTGCCGCCCACTACAAGCCCGCGCAGTGCGGAATAGAACCATGGGAATGACGGAGAAGCTTTATTCGTTCCCGGCTCGTACTGCACAGAGACGGCCCCCTGTACGCTCTCAGCTATGACCGCGCCGCCACCGGAGACCGACGGCGTGAGGTCAATCTCCTGCGACTCAATAGCCAGGCGGCATTGGGCATCAATCAGGCGCTGTGGAATAGCATCATCCTGCAGCTCCACACCATCGAAGCGTACGCCTGAGCGAGGCCAGGATAGAGGCTGAGATGCGCTGGAGCGCTGACCACGCCAGGTCCTTCCTTCCAGAAAGTCCATCGCCTGCATCAGCATCTGGCTGCATTCGCCATCTTCGGCAGGTATGGTGTATCCGCGCGCGGCGGCAAAGACCCGCAGGTCGGACACGCTGGCGTAGCTGTTAAAGTCCGGCGAATGGGGATCGGCAACCAGCATGGTTATTCCTCCAGACGCCAGTCCAGCGCCAGCCAGTTATCAACTTCAGCAGGGTGAACATCAGCGCGCAGCGGACCGCCGGGGAACTCTGGGATATCACGCACCATGACCACCAGCTCAATACCTGGCTGTTCCTGCTGCGCAGGATTTTTATCAGCGGCCTGCTGAGCTGCAAGCTTTTCCGCTTCACGCTGAGCGCGCTGTTCTCTGGTTAATCCGCCCATTGGGCCTCCTGAAAAACAAAGGGGCCGAAGCCCCCTAGGTTAACCCATGATGATGGCGGAATGACGTGGCGCCACAGCAGCCACACCCCATGCCAGGCCCACTTCATAACGCACCTGACGGTACTGGCGGTACAGCGCCACCTGGAAGGTGATGCCAGATACCGGGTCGGTCACATTCATGACGTCATCAGCAGTATCGCCACCTTCAGGCATCGCCGGGGTACGGCTGGCCAGCAGGAATGCCCCGCGGTCAAACGCCATGTTCGGTACGAATTCGCTCAACACGGTGACATCAGCCTGATCTGCCAGATCCTGACGGAGGCCCGGCGCGCTAATAGTGATAGTGGAAGACGTAGCCGCAACGACCAGATACTGGTTGTCATCACCGGCGAACTTCACCGCAGTACCAGCAGCAATACCGCCGGTGCCGGCAGAGATAGCGATGATGATATCGCCCTCTTTCTTCGCGCCATTGACCTTATAGCCAGCAGCAGCACTTTTCGCGGTACGCTTGATGCTGAAGGATTCGTGGAGGTTGAAGCCCATGATGCGACCGATAACACCTTCACGCAGCAGTTGGTCGGTTCCCGCTTCGTTCGCTTTGAAGAGGACAGCCTGCTTACCACGGATGGATGCCATCGCTTCGCCACCCAGCACCATACGCAAATCGGTAGTCGGCGCACCGTTATCGGTCAGGATTTGACGCGCCAACGCAGCATCAGTCAGATCGTCTTTGATGCTGAACGGGGTATTCTTCGGCGCGCCAACAGCGCGGGAGGAGTTGAGGTACAGCGCAGCGAGGTCTGCATCCACTTCGTTCGCCAGCGCACGGAAAGCCTGCTTGAACTGGTCAGCCAGGATGGTGTTGTAGGTACCAGCCGGGCCCAGAGCCAATTGCTCTTCACCATTCCATTTCACCGGGGCCATTTTGGATTTGGTGATTTTGACATCCACACCACCGATGGTCTGGTCGCCAGAATTAGGCGCTGAAGGACCAGGGACAATATCTTCAGTGGTTGCTGCAGGTGCGACTGGCGCACGTACGGTCTGGTCTTTTGCTGCAGCATCCGCTTTCGCGTCGCGCGCCACCGCAGGAATAAAGCCAGTTTGCTCGCGGGATACTACGTCCAGCGCGGTATAGATGGTCGGGATCAGACCAGTAAGGGTATTGCCTGCCATTTATGGCTCCTTTCGATTTAATCGACGATGCTGACGCCGTCTTTCAGCGCTGCTTGCTTGCCAGCGTTATCCAGGGAATCAAACGCACCGCGTTTCATGGTTTTTTGCCCGGCCTGGTGCTGCGACTGGTGAGAACCGCCGCCGCTATTACCGGACGCTTTGAGGATGTAATCTTTCTGCGGATGCGACTCGACCAGAGACTCCAGGGCCTCATCAAAGCTGGCTAACTCGCCGGGCTTGGTGCGAGAGAACACCTTATTGCCCTGACCGTCGAAGGCCACGACCTTGCCGTCTTCGATTTTGAAGTTCTGCCCGAAGTACGAACGCACGAACTCAGCCGGGATCGCCATCTTCTCTGAAATGAATTTGGAGCCACCGAAGCGGCCGCCGATCATCTCGTCGTAGAGCTGGCTTTCGAGCTGTTTGGTCTTGCCGTTCGCTTCATCCAGCTGCTGCTGGAATACCTTGGTAATCTCAGCCTTAACCTGGTCAACAGCGCCAGCGTCGATCAGTTTTTTCTGGTCGATTTTGGTCATCATCTCCAGGGCTTCGAGCGCCTTAGCCGGGTCGGTGATGCCAGAGAATTTCGCGAGGTTGGCTTCCGCCGCTTCCTTCGCTTCACGGTGAGTTTTCGCCTCACCATTCAGGGAGGTGATTTTGGTCATCGCTGCGGCTGCGTCGAACGGGATCTCTTTGCCGTCATCATGGATGTACACAGGCATACCGTTTTCAACGACCACATTTCCGTTAGCATCAAGTTTCAGTTTCATTGTTTTTGCTCCAGCCTTCCGGCCATACGTAATGGGTCATCCGACCCGGGCACCGCGTCGCATCCGCTCAGCGGCAGGCATAAAAAAGGCCGCTCGGAGGCGACCTGATACGAATTTAAGATAATAAAAAAGGCCGCCTTAGCGACCTATATGGCTAATCCCCATTTAATCCGGGGCCATTCTCTTTATGCCAGTCATTGTGGCACTTACGACACAGCCATTTCACCGAAAGCGGGAGGTTGTAATCGTAATGGTGTCCTTCCAGCCTAACGTGTTTGCCGCAGGATTCGCAGCTATCTGGCTTTGAAATCACCCCTCTCTCTACCGCCTTGTTAGCTTTATATCGAGCGGCGCTCTTTATAGGGTTGCGCTCTTTGTAGGCTGAAAGAGTTTTGCTTTTGACGATCTTCCCTTTTTCAGATGCGTCATATCTAGCCTTGATAACCCTCCTCACTTCTTTCCCGTTTTCAGTCTCACGATATCTATCAGTGGCCTGATTCCGTAGGGTTTTACCCCTATCAGAGGCGTTATAATCTTTGGTTACTTCCTGTCCATGCGGAGTGCGGTACCATGCTGCGTGTGCGGCTCTACAGCAAGATGCGCAGGAGGCCCGATAACCAGATGATTTCCGGCTATCTCTGTGAAATTCAGATAGCGGCTTACACTCGCCGCATTTGGTGCAAGTTTTCATATCAAACCTCGTAGTAGGCTGCGTAGATGATGGTGCGCGGCAGGAGTGTCTACGTTCACTCTTTTCGACTGGCCGGTCTAGCCGCGCAGGATAATTTTACCCTTTAAATGAATGCTTCCCTATCAATTTCTCTGAGTTGCTCAAGGGTTAAAAACTCACCTCTATCATTAAAAAAGTCCGGGACCTGCATCTTTCCATCCCGGAGCATTTGAGCCCTGGTAACTCCAAGTACTTGCTCCATTCGTGCGTAGGGTTGCCTTACCAGCCACTCACTGAAGCTTAGCCCAGCGGGAATTTGGCCCGACATGCTCGCCCGCGTGGCGCTGCTCAGCTCGCCAGAGGCTATCTGCATCTCTTCCCACGATTTGGTAATCAGGATTTCACCGGAGCGACAGCAGAAATGAATTTTGCCGGGCCCGCGCAGATAAGGGATCTCATGCCCCAGCGGCTTGCCGTCGAGCGTGTAAAGCTTTCGGTCGCGGATAATGCACCACTGGCTGGTATGAGTGTCCAGCGTTGAGGACCACTGTTTGGCCTTTACGATATCGCTGTTGCCCTGTGCGAACTCCTGACGCGCAGTAGCGGCCATGTGATTTACAGCCGTGCGGGCCACCACCGCCAGGTCGCGACGGGAGGCGTTAATCACCCCATCTTCACGATTGAGTTTCGGCGTTCCGGCAACGCGTTTAACGATCTGATCTACCGTTTCACCCTGAAGGAAACCGGTGCGCACAGCGTTGGTGATTTTATCCAGCCGATCCGTTTCAAGCTTCTGGCCCCACTCCTTCAGCAAGCGCCCCTGGAATGGCTGAGCCACTGCTGAGGCGTAAACCTGCTCAGGCGCGATACTCTGGAGCGGTACATGCCTGAGGATCTGCTTCGGAATGATGCTGCTGAAAAGGTCAAACTGATAACCGACCTCATATTCAACGTAGCGCGTCAGTTCACGTGCCAGCGCAGCATTCACCGGCTCATAGGCCTGTTGATTCAGTTCACGCACACCAGCCAGCAGCGAAGCCAGGCGGCGAGCGCTGTAGGTATCGGCACGCTTACCATCCAGCAGCACCAGCAGTTTGGCAACCAGGTCAGCATCCATCTTGCTGAGCAGCGCCACCATCCGACGAGCGACGCCAGTACCGTAGCGGTTTACATACAGGCCGTGCGCTATCGTTTCGTCCTGCAGGCGGTCATTGACGGAGCGGGCCATGCTATACCTCGTCTAACGTTCTGGTATCCAGAGACGATGATTCAGCCAGCAGTTCGCTCAGAACCACATCAGGATCCGCATCGGCATCAATAATGTTCAACTTCTGTAGCGATTTAATCGCATCAGCTCGACGGATATCACCACCCTGGCGCAGTGCCTGGATGGCAAGCGCGGCGGACGGATTGAATACGGTCGATTCGACATCCAGCTCAGTGCGAACATCAACGTTGCCACCATCTTTCTCGCCGATGTACTCGGCCATGATTTGCAGAATGTTGTCGATCGCATCTTCAAGGCTGGTAGCCATGGTGTAGAGCGGTGACTGCTCCTGCATTTTCTCTTCGGAGGTCTGGTCAACCGATTTGGTAGAGGTGTTTTCCGTACGCAGCAGCTTCGCACCAGCCTGGCGCATCTGCTCCACAAGTTCTGCCAGCGACTCTTTACCAGCACCGATGGAGGAGCCTGTATGCTCGACGTATTCCAGACCCTGCTTTTGCCGATCAGTGAACGACGTAGCTGAAGACGAGCCAATTATCAGCTCTTGCCCCTCTTCCAAACCGAACACCGTGAGCAACGGCACCCTGGCGACATGCAGAATGTTGTCCTGCTCGCTTTGACTCTGCCAGTGCTTGATGTTCAGCAGAGCCATATTGAGCAGTGGAGGTGAACCACACATAAACCCGGTGCGCTTGGTGTAGAGCGTCACCAGTGTTATGTCCTTACGAGATGTTGTCCATTCGTCGAACTTCTCCCAGTTCGCCGCCCCATCGATACCTTTCGACTTGCGGTAGATTTGCACCATTCCAGGTGTCAGATAACGAATTTGCTCGACCTTTGTCTGCCCGAAGTCGTCGCCGTCCTCGATAACTACCTCTTTGATACGCAGCTCGGTCAGCACCACTTTGCCGTCTACCATTTTCGACTTCCATCCGATCACCTGCCGGGGATTGAGCATGGTGACGTATGGGCGCGCGCCAGTAGCTTTCTCTTCCGCTTTGGTTTTCACCTTTTCGGTGTCCACCCTGGGATAATCCACCAGCGCATGGGACAGGCCATACTGCATCGCCAGCCCGAAGAACGACTGCGCCCAGACATCCAGGCGCGTGCCTTCAAGGTCGATGTTCTTTGCAAACTCGCGCAGCTGCTCGGGGACATTCTCGCCTAACTTAATTGGCTCAGCGAATACGCGCCCGACGTTCTGATTGATGGTCTCTTCGTAGGCAGGAAGAAGCGTGGCCACGGCGAGGCGCTTTTTGTAATCCTCTTTGTCCTCTTTCGGCCAGCGCGGCAGATAAGTTTCGCCAAGCTGGCGCATGTACAGTGTACCGCCCATCAGGGCGTCGTTAATGTCCCACGCCTGCACCATGTTCCCATAGTCCAGATTGGGTGTTGAAATGTCAGGCATGGAGTTAGAGCCTCAGGCTGGTGACTTTGCCGACTTTCTTCGGCGGTGAATGCAGGACGGCATATCTTGTGCCGTCCCAGTCGTGATCTTCCTGCTGGGTGTCTACATCGTCAGGGTTTTTACTGTCGCGAACGAGCACCGGCACACGGCTAATCCAGCCCCGGCAGTAGTCGAACACGTAGAATGCTGGTTTCTCGGGCGTACCTGATTCCAGCTTCTTGCCCTCAATGACGGCCTCCAGCATGTCAGCAAAGAGGGCCGCTCCGTTTACGCGCGATCCCGGTTTCTTGTTGGATGGAACCCACTTAACGCCCTGCGATTCCATCTTCTGGGCAATAGAGAGCTCGTCATCGCCAGTGTTGTAGATGGCACCGTCAGCTGGGCCCGGCACAACCTTTTTGCAGATACCGGGCATGATGTTCAGTTGCCCCTGAGTTATCCCATTGAGTTTTATCTCATCAGGTTCAGGCAGCTCTTCGCCCATCAGCCGCTTATCAATCCAGGCCACACCCTTGGCGACGTTTGTCGAGCTCATATTGAGCCCTTTGTTCAGCTCGTCAGGTGGACAGCCATACCACTCGCCAATCAGGATCAGCGACCCAGCTGGCGGGCAGAACTGGCGACCATCAGGCAGCTCTGCGGCGGTACCGTCGGCGCGAGCCCACCAGAGATTAGAGAACGGCTTCGACTCGCCCCAGTCGTGGGAGCGGTCAACAGTCCAGCTATCAGGGATGCGGAACGGCTTGATGACGTGATGCGAGGCATTCCACAGATGGTCGAAGCGTCCACCACTGGTCACATCCCATGAGCCCTCTACCCACGCTTTGCGTCGGTTAGGGTCTTTAATAGCCATCAGGGTCGCAATGTACTGCGGGTCGAGGTAAGGGTTCTCTTTGAACGACCCGTGGATAGCCACGCGGGTAAGCGTGATTTCCTCTTCTCGCTCTGTCTGGGGGTTGAATACCATTTGCCTGTCACGCTGCACGGTTCCGCGCGGTGCTGGCTCAATGAAGCGCTTCTTCACCCAGGTATGCCCGATGCCAAACGGGTTGGTCGTGCTGAAAGTTTCCAGCGGGATCGGCCTCAGTAACTTGCCATTCTCCAGCGGGTAGTTTTCCGGCCTGAACGATGAGCGCCGGCAGGAGAACATCATTTCGTAGAACTCTGGAGACTGCTGTTTCGTCAGCTCGTTAAAGCCAATGAACGGGAATTCCTGCCCGTGGAAATCCCAGTAGTCGTCCGCCTCTTTGCCGAAGCGGAAGAGCAGCTCCTCGCCAGTAGGCCATACCCATCGCAATTCGCTCGCAGATGACAGATAGCGCGCACCGTCGTTGAACAGGCGAAACATACGCTTCGACTGAGTGATGATGTCGGCAAGGTTCTTATATTCGGTGTCGAAAATGACGCCGCGCCAGAACGAGCCATAACCCACGCCGACATTACGCCTGAACCTGGCTAACTGCGCAGCTGTCTTGCCAGGTCCGCGAGTGCCCTCGAACAGGATTTCGTTACACGGGCAGCTCAGCGCCAGGGACTGAGATCCAGGCAGTGGCTTCCATACAGCTTTGTAATTCATCCACCGAGCACCCCGTTCTGTTGTTTCTGCGCTGCCGCCTCCCAGTCATCCACGTTGTCACTGGTTGGCACCAGCATGACGTTATGCGTGACCTCTTTCGTTTCAGCCTTATTCTCGATGCTGTACGCCTCACGCTCGAGGCCAATCAGCGTCTTCAGGCTGTCGCTCAGGTCTTTCATGGATTTAACGCGGGAAGGCAGGCTGATCACTTTCTGATAAATTTCATTGAGCCGGTCCCGCCCTTTATCGTCGGGGTCAAACATGATGTCGCCCAACCGCTCTAGCGCGCTTACATCTGCGCACTGCGCACCAAGCTCATCGAATAGCGTGTTGGTCAGCTCTCGAGCCCTGCGGATGTCTCCCCGGTGTTCCATTCGAACAGTGGCGATCACCTCTGCCGTCGCCTCGATTAGTTGCCGCTCTGAAATAGTGCTTTCGGTGGCAACCTGCCTGGCAACCTCACGTTTGGCAACCAGCGCATCTGCCTTTGCCTGGACTTTGGCTTTTAGATCTCGCTCCCATCCATCCTTTTTGGCTCTCTTGCTGATGGCCTGGTGAGAGATGCCATATTTTCCGGCTAACTCCCTTACCGATAGCACTCCAGCCCGGTAAGCCGATTCGATAGCCTCCCAGTCCGGTTTGCTCATTGGTTACTCCGTTATTTCTTTACAGGCTCATACTTCAGCTTCTGGGTAATACCATACTTAACGATGAAGTTACCCACCTTTTGGTAATCAGGCTCGCACCGCATCATCAAGCAGAGCAGTGTCAGCGTCTTGATGTAAACGGGAACCCACCACCTGCTTTTGATTTCAACTGACAGTCTGCACATCGCCATTGGTTTCTTCCTCGGTAGTAACTGGCGTGAACTCCACGCGCTTTACATCAGCAGGAGCGAAGTACAGCCACTGGCCCGTTTCAGTCGCCAGCGGCACAAAGCCGTTAACCAGCTCAGGCTGACGTCGTGACATCTTGCCAGTGAAGGTTTCGCCTGTCTGGGTAGTTAGCGTAATTTGGTAGATGTCGGACATGGTTACCTCTTTGCCTTGTCGCAGCTGTTGCCCTGCTTCTCAGAAGTGCTTAGCCACTTACGGCTTACCCGTCAGCAAGATGCAGATCACCGCCTTATTGGGGTTGAGCATTCTTTCCTTGTCGGGAGGATTCGATTTTGCGAATTGCCGCCTTATCCAGATTGCACTGCCCAAGCGCCGTATAGAGCTGAGCGTTTAACTCCAGACTTGCTTGCCACGTAAACGGAACTACCATTCCGGGGATCGGCGTGTCTGCGGTAAGGTCAGCGCTTATCGGTACCACCGGAGCCGGGACGTAAACTGTCTGCGTATTCCCGCAGGCTGTCAGCAGCGGCAGAAGGAACAGGCTGGTTAGCGCACGGATCTCCTTCAAGCACCTGCCTGATGTAGACAATGCGCGTTTCGCCTTTATGGGCCAGTTCGTTCTTTGCATTCTGGGTAGCCTGTGAGATGTCACGGATGAGGTTCATCGTGGTGATCACGTTGCTGGTGATCGCCTCTGATGTGTCCGCCCGGACCGTCGCTTTGTCGCGCTGGTCTTTGTAGGCGATGGCGTTGTCGCGGTAGTGATTCACGAAGAAAGCCAGCACGCCGATTAACGCTGCCACCATCAGCTGCAACCAGTAACGTTTAACCAGCGCGACAATCATGACAGGAACAGAGCCCGCTCTGCCTCCCGGCGACGTGTGAGTCCATTCAGGACTTTTCCACCAGCTTTGTTCCAGCGCAGGAACTCATCAGCAGCGCCAGCGTAATCCCCGGCGTTGAGCTTTCGCAGGAGTGTAGATGTCGACAAAGAACGGGCACCGAGGTTGTACGTGAACGACACCAGAGCGTCGAATTGCCCCTGAGTCAGCCCGACTTTAACCAGGCGGGACACATCGCTTTCGTAGCTGACCAGTCCAGTCTTCAGCAGACGCTCTGCTGTCTCCTGCTTAATCGTCATCCCGGCGCGGATTGGCTTGCCGTCGACAGGCTGGGTCCAGCCGTATCCGATCGTCCACACTCCGACGCTGTCCTGGTACGCGGTGAGCTTGCAGCCTTCGAACTGCTTGATCAGGGCAATGCCTTTTTCACTGGTTTGCATCACCGCCTCCAAAGCGAGAATTAAACACCCGGGAAGCCATAACTTTAACCTGCTCTACACCAACAAACCCGAGCGCGCCACCGATGGCAATCGACAGGGACTGTGGGAGGTTGAAGTAATCAAGAGCCGACACAGCGGTAAGGGTTAGAGCTCCGCAGATTGCTCCTTCAAGAATCATTTTCTTCCAGCCGCCACCGCCGTAAGCGATTCTCAATGCGGCCATGGCAACCGATAGCAATACGGCACCCATCGGCGTTTCGCCACGCCACCAACTGTGGAGTAGTTCGATAAACTCCGTCCAGGAGTGGGGATCGTTATGCATTTTCATAGTCTCTAACCTCCGGCTTAAAAGCGGGGGCTGTGTGTTTAAAGGGTTCAGGCCCTCGGGACGATTTAACAAGAAGGCATGTCGAGGATGGTTCCCGGGGCCTGGAATAAAAAACCTGGCGACAAGCTAGGAAGATGAGGGTAAGGCAATGTCGGCTCTCTGGCCGAAGGGTCCCAGGTAGTGGGTTCTGGTGCCGGGCAAAGGAATCGAACCTCTGACGCGCAGCTTACAAGGCTGCCGTTCTGCCACTGAACTAGACCGGCGAATATGGTTTAAAATCACTTACTGATGCTGGCTGTCCATTCACGCCAGCGAGCATCTCTAATCTCTTGACTCATCCTCTGATCTTCGAAGCGGTCAGACAGTTTTATCGAGTCTGGAAGCAAAGCCCAGGCAACATAAAATTCGTGTGGCTCGAACTCACCACCTGCAAATTGATATGCGCCGACATGGTAGACCTCGCCATCTTCTTCCAAGGCCACCACATGGGCAATATGCCAGCCATCGCATGGGTTGAGCAGAATCACCCACTCACCATCCAGATCCTTTGTCAGTTTTTCACTGGCAGGGCGGAAGACAAATTGCTCTGTGATTTTCTCGGACATGCTGGCTCCAGAAACGACAAAACCCCGCACGGTGGCGAGGTTTTTATGTTCAGTCGACAATCAAAGCTATGGCGACGATATCAGATTTACATGAAATATATGCGTTTCAGTTCGGTTTTGCAAGACTTACATCTAAATTTGTCGCCTTTTGTTGTGAACGTGATCGCGTTACAGAGATAAGCGCACCGCTATCGAGCCGTTTAAAGTTGTTACGCATAGCCAGCCAGTGAGGCAGATACGTTTCCGTCCAGGTGGATTTCGCTACGCCTGCCAGTTCTGCCAGCACCTGGTATTCGTACGTCTCCCGCCCTACCAGCTCCGCTTTGACGTCCTGCGCCGCCAGCCATATCAGTTTCTTCAGGCGCTCCATCGTCTTGCCGGCCACCTTCTTCGCGCCGAGGTGCTCCCGGAACTCAGCCCATGCCCACTGCGTGATCGCCACCTGGTACTCGAAACGGATATTCTCGCTGTAGTTCCACAGCAGCCATGCCTTCTGGTGGTCTTCCAGAGACAGGACAGCGCGGCGCCATGATGCTGTTACGAACTCCACCGGACCCACCAGCGCAATGGATGAGCCCTTGGCGCGAGACTGGCTGCCGCTCATCGCCGGGCCGTCCGGGTTAACTTTACGGCCGGTGACCGGGTCGGTGATTTTCTTTCGTCCCCGGCTGCGCGCCGTCGCGGTGAATTGTGCGTTTTCGGCGAAAGCTACCAGCTGCCCTTTCGTCGCCCCGCTCAGATCTGCGGTCGCCACAATGAGCTGCTGACGTACGTATTCCAGTTGCTGACTGTTCATGCGGCTTCCTTCTGTGGCTGATTGGTTTTGTTCTGGCTGTGCTTTGCTACTGGCGGCAGGTTGGCGCGCTTAACGCTTTCGGCCTGGTATCGGAGGAAGTCGGTAAGGTTCATGCGGCCTCCTGTCGGCGGGCCCGGCGTTTTTCCAGCGCGCGGGCTTTGCGTGTGAAAATGGATTTGATGCGCTGCAGGTATGGGATGTCGAACCGGCGGACTGAGTTATCGTTGTTTATCGCCTCAACTTTTTCGGCACCGATGCGCTCAATAAGTCCCTGTTCAAAAGCCTTTTGCGCGCCGTCCCGATCCCGGTTGCAATAGACACACTGGGCTGCGGTATTGTGAAGGTTGAAAGCCAGATGCGCGGCAGCTCCACGGGTGCGGTAGTGGCCGCAGTCCATGGTTCCGCCAAACTTCTGCTCTGGCATCCTGCCGCAGCTGATACATGGCTTGCCAACATCCCTCAGACGGACGTAACGGTTGAAAGCCGCCTGCGCTTCAGCCCTCCACTGCGGTTTCGTTTTTAGCGCCACCTTTCTCGCTTTCAGATCCCGGCGCTCAGCGCGCTCTTTCTCTTTACGCTCCTTAATGCGTTTAGCCGCGGCTTTCACCTTCTCCTTTTCGCGCTCTTCCATCGCGAGGATTGCGCCGTGTTCCGGGCAGCACCAGCGGATCCGGATGTCGTGGAATTTCGGCACGAAGTATTCGCCGCATACTTTGCACTTACGGCGTGATGGTTTACGCATGGCTCCTCCGCGCCGCGAGACGCAGCCATTTCTGATCCACCAGGCGAGCGGTGTAGTCCTTGAAAGTCGGGATGTCGGACGGCTTAACCGCTGGCTTACGCTGGCGGCGCGCCGGAACGCGGAAGATTTCGTTTGTGATGACGCGGGAAAGTGGAGTAGACATCAGGCCTCCTGTTTATCGCGCAGCTGCTGGTATTCACAGCTCTGCGGGATGGTCAGGTGGCAGCCGATATTCATCGCCCAGGCTTCGACTTTGCACAGGAAGATGTACATCTCGCCGGTTTCCAGCTCGGACGTATGGCGGAGGGATTGCACGGTGGTGACCTCGCCGGACACGACGTCTACCCGGTCTTTGCTTTCGTAGCCGAGATAGGTGTGCTTCATCGCGTCTTTGACCCACTCAGGCGTAGCGAAGGTCTTGCCGCGGGCGATGAGGTACTCGCTGATTTCCGTGTACCACATGTGGCTGAGCGCGTTCTGCGACAGACTGCGTTTCTCACGCCACGGCTTCACCTGCAGGCGGAAACATTGCCCAGCATCCAGCAATGGCTGAATCTGCTGGCCAATGGCCGCGAAGTTGCCGCGATGGAGTTTGATGCCGTCTACGGGCAGAGTCATACGGCCCCCTTAACGGAAACCGCAGAATGCAGAAAATCGCAGGTGCATTTCTGCATCTGTGACAAGGTGAGGAGTTCAGATTGTGGTCGCATTTAAGTCCCCTTAAATGCGCAGAAGTCACAACCGGCTGTTCAGACCGACTGCGACTTAATTATAACATCACTTTTGAAAAATGATTACCAAAAATCAGTCACCACTATCTGCGAGTTTTTGCATGGCATCGCCATAACGTTCCATGCCTTTGGCAAGCGCCTGAGTAACCTCCTGCTGCGGTGCTACTGGCTGAATTACCTCCTGCAGGGTGCGGCTTAATTGCTCTCGTAACTGCTGACATCCCTGATATTTAACTGCTGTATCACGGAGTCGGTTCACCAGTTCTCTGTAAATATGCGGAGGCAATTTGTAAGCCGTAGTTACAGGTTCGGCACCCTGAAGCATGGCGGCGCGATAGGCGTTCCAGCCAACAGCTTTTCCGTGTTCAAACGCGCTGTCAAAGTCATCATCCATTTCCATCGCATCAGGCACAGATACCGGCGCTGGCGGGGCGGTGTAAAGCGGCGTTACTTCTCGCAGCGGGTCAGCATAAGCATTGCCACTATCGAAGCTGACGTGGTTTTTAGCGCCGCCTCCTGACAGTAGCCACGCCACAGGCTCCGCTTCGAGCGATGCCAGCGCGATACGCAGGGCAGCCAGCGTATTGGTTCCATCTTCGCCAAGTCCGAACGGGATATCATCGCGGATGGCTTCCATGTCGGCAATTTTCTGCTGCAGCCATTCTTTGGTAATTGTGCTCATGATGCCTCTCCTTTACCGGCTGCGGCAGCCGACTCTTCGTAGGCGCGTTTGGAGGCATTCAGAATTGCCGCTAACGGGGTGCAAGCCCCTCCGCCTGTGATAGTGTTGTGAATAGCAGCCATTGCCTCGCGAAGATTGCTATGGCTAACCTCCAGCTCAGCAATCCGCTTCTCTGCGGCTTCCAGCTCATCCAGCAGCGCCAGCACGTCGCGAGTTTCCACGAACATATTCGGGTCGAAGTTATCGACAGCTTTAGCCGCGGCTGCTTTCAATTTGTCGATGTTGGTCATTGGGCGGCTCCTTCTGCTTTCTTTTCGTCAACGCTCCAGGCTGTAGCCAGTGCTCCAGTCACCTGCATAAACGAGTGCTTTACTTTCACCGAGAAAGTTTCTCCTGTGGCCGATACCGTTTCGATGGTGGTCAGCTCGCCGCCGCTATCAAAATCAGGGTAGAACTGCGTTACCAGGTTACTTTCGACAATCACCGATCCGTCTGGCGTGTGCATTTTAAGTTTCATTGCTGCACTCCTTTGCGAAGCTCCTTCAAAACAGCGCGCACAATTGCGTTACCGCGAGACACATATTCGAGGTGCCAAACGTCGCCGTCAGGCTCTGGCGGCTGCCCAGACCAAATAACGGTCTGGAGCGTTGCATCATCAACGTTGTCGTAATCAGCCAACACAGTTGCAATTTGATAAGGTAATTGGCTACCTCTCAGAAACTCATCCACACCCTGCGCCCGAACTTCAGCCAGGAAAGAGTCCGTTGCTGGGGTTGGTTCTTGCGGTGATACAGCAACGCGAATGGTTTCAAGTGCCGGGTCTGTTTCCACTGTAGGAACCTGGATATAACCCAACTGCACCCCATTCATGATGAACATGCGACGGTCTTCACATACAGCCTTCATCTCCGCATTCTCCGCAGCCAGCGCCGCGCATCTGGCTTCAAGTGCGGCGTAGTCTTCGTAATCAACCATATCGCCTTCAGCACTCTCTATCACGTCGCAATGGCACGCATGCTCATCACAGGCCACCCACTCATAACGTTTCACGTTCATACCCCTACCCTCCCCAAAACCATCAATACCCTTCTCATCGCCGCGCTGTTGCGGCACTCCTGAAATATTCCGTTGGTGCAACTGCGAGCGGTACCAGCCTGCTCTTCCGGCGTAGCCAGGCGATAAGTCACCGTTCGCCAGACCTTGCTCACCCGGATAATTTTTCGAGACTTTTCCAGATCGATAGCGTTCTTCGTGATGCAGTTGATGGTCATGCCGCACTCTGTGGCCACATCCTTCGCTGTGAAGGTCTGGTGCGTTTCGAGATAACGCAGAATTGCCTGTTTGCCTTTCATCAGAAGCCCCCTTTCTTTTTCGGCTGCTGCTCGCGCCCGCGGCGTTCTGCGGCTGCGGCCTGCTGGTCTGTGTCGTAAATTGCCCCGTTGATCTGGTTGCAATAAACCGTTCCGGTACTGCCATGACGGTTGAGTCGCAGGATTAACTCTGTTTCTCCCGGCGGCACGCTGTCGTCGAAAGCACCTTCCCGGTGGATGCCAACCCAGTAGTCGCAGTCCTGCTCAATCTGTCCTGTGTCGCGGGAATCGCTCGGTAACGGGCGTTTATTCACTCGCTTCTCCAGTTCGCGGTTGAGCTGGGTCAGCAGCACGACGACGCAGCCAAGCTCTTTGGCGAGGTTCTTCAACCCTTTGGTGATCATCCCGTAGGCCAGGTCATTACGGTCGGCCTTTTCGGCGGTCATCAGAGTCAGGTAGTCAACCAGGATCATGCCTACGCAGCCCTTCTCGCGTTTGATTCGGCGGCTTTCGCTAACGATGTGCGCCAGGGACAGGCCCGGAGTGTCGTCGATGTACAGCATGTCGATTTCACTCAATCGCCCGGCTGTGGCGATCGCCTTCTTAAAGTCACCGTCGTAGTCGCCCTGATACTGGTCATCGGCGTCATCCGTGGCGGGCATGTAAAAAATGCTCGGGTTAATGCCCGACTTCTGACCAACCAGCTTTTCAAGGATCTGGTCTCCAGGCATTTCGAGGCTGAACATCAGCGCTGGCTTTTTCTCACGAACCGCGCAGTTGATCGCCATCTGCCCGTACAGGGTTGTCTTGCCCATCTTTGGCCTTGCGCCAATTACGAACAGAGAGCCTTTAACCAGACCTTTCGGCGCCAGCAGTCTGTCGAGTGACGGGATACCGGTGCTCATGCCGCGCTGTTCGCCTGAAGGGTCAAAGCGTTTCTCCAGATCTGCTACCCAGTCATCCATAACCTCGCCGAACGACCGCAACCCACGGCGACTACCGGTTTTTGAATGGTCTGCGAGCTGGGTGAAAATACCCTGAATGGCCTCGTACTTCTGCGTAGCGCTCATGCCGTTGCGGGAATACAGCAGTTCAGTAGCTTCGGTCAGGCGGTTGATACCGTAGCGCTCCATTGCGGCTTCCCGGACTGATGCTGCGTAAGCCACGATGTTTGCAGCGCTGGGAGTGTTCTTGGCAATCTCCGCCAAGTAAGCAAAGCCACCTACCTGCTCCGCGAGCCCTTTGCCTTCAAGCGCGTCGAACAATGTCAGGCCATCCACTGGCTTGTTGTCGCGGAACATCTGGCGCATCTCGGCAAAGATCAGCTGGTGAGGTCGGCTGTAGAACGACTCAGGCTTGAGCATCGCCAGAACCTTCTGGACTCGCTCGCTGTTGTCATCATCAAGCAGCAGGCCACCGATAACGCTCTGCTCTGCTTCGAGGTTTTGTGGTACAGCCATAAATTCAGCGGTCATCACGATCCCCCTCGCGTACTTCGATGTAGAGCTTTTCGGTCAGAAACTTATCGAATTTCATGCGGCGCCAGGTCTTCCCGGATTTCTGGTCTGGTCGGTCTTCAAGCATCCAGCGGCAGTTCTGAGCGATGTAACGCAGATAACTTCTGAAACCGTCCATGTCCATCGGCTTGCCGTCCAGGTTGCGGGCAATTTTGTTAGCCTTACCCCAGAATGTGCGGATCAGATTGCGTCGCTCATCAGTGAGGCATCTCCATCCCCTGGCTTCAGGCAGTTCGTCTTTCAGGCATTGCCACACTTCATCGCATGACAAACGAGACTTTTTCTCTTCAGCGGGTTTCTGGTCATTTGCGACATACTTACTACCGTTAGGTAGTAAGTTATTTAATATATTGTTATCTGTGGACACTGGCTGGACATCGGCTGGACACTCCACCTCAACAGGCATTGGTACGACTGCGTTTGCGCTGGACACTGGCTGGACATCGGCTGGACAAAAATTTGACTGATATTCGTCATATTTGACCACTTTTAGAACAGTAAAACGGTTGTTCGATTTGGTGGTGATCATGCCCAGGTTCTGGAATTTACGTAGCAGTGCTTTAACGCGATCAGCGGGCAAACCTGTTTCCATTGCCAGCGGGGTGCGCCCGGTAATAAACTCTCCGCGTTCGCAGATCACATCGCCAACATCAGTCGAAACCATTGTCTGTTCGTGATTAGCGCGCAGGAGCAGGTGAACCCATAAATGAGCCGCCTCAGCGTCCTTGTAGAACGGCACATCCATAATTTTACGGTGCAGCAAGGCAAACCCCTTACCGTCATTCGTGCGCGGTTTCTGGAGCCTTCTGGCCTCTCTGGCTTCGGCTAAATTAGATACGTTACCCACGGCCACTCTCCTTACGTTTCAGCTCTTCCAAGATGGCGCGCATCTTCTCTGCCACAATCGGATTAACCGAGCGGATGAAGCGGTCGCGGGTTATGTTTTTATGTACAGCGGTATGGAAATAGCGTGGATTTTTTGCCATTATTCCTCCTGCAACTACTCTCGTTTTTGCACCAGAAAGTCGGCTCTGTTCGCGCAGACCGGCTTTCGCCATTTCTGTAGTTCTCACATGACCCCCAACATCGATGTCACCATCGTCATCAACGGCCCTACCTGCTCCGGCATGAGGCGGAACAGCGACGCTATACCCTCGCTTACCTCTTTCAGCTTCTGATGCTCTGGAGCGTCCAGCAGCACGGCCTGTTTAGCTTCAGCACACTCTTTCATCGCGGATGCGATCAGCGACATCGTGTCGTTCTGCGGCGCCAGGCGGTTTCGGTACTCGAGCGGCAGGACGGACATGATTGCCGGGGCCAGCTGGCGAATGTTGTTGGCGGCGTATTCGGTGTCGCCGTCGATCCAGCGAAACACCTTCTGCATCTGGCGGTGCGAGTCAGTCGGGATATCCAGCCCAGTGCCACCGGACGCCCTCCACTCTTCCACGATCAGCGCTGCGACAAATTCACGGCTGCGGCAGTCAGCTGCCCAGGCGCGAACAGCTGCGCGGATCCCATCGATGTTTAACGCCGTAGAATCAGGCTCCCGGCGATTCTGGTAAATCATCGCCGTTGGCGAAAATTTGTTACCTTGTTGATACGCAAGTGAATGCATTGCTTTCCCTTTCGTGGTTATGGCCGCCGGTCAGGCGGCGTTACTGTTGATTGGTGGAAAAACGTCATCAACGCTTACTGAAGCGCCATGCTTATTCAGAGCTGCAACAATCGCCCGGCACTGCTCAAGGCTTAAGCTGCGTTTATTTTTTTCGTAATGGCAAACCGCACCTGTAGTCAGATTCAGCTCTTCAGCCATCTGGCGCTGAGTCAAACCTATGTTTCTGCGGATTTTTCGAATGTTGTTCATGTCGGGTCTCCTTTAAACAACTTAAATATACGTTTTGTATTCTTTGTTCGCAAGTAAAATATACGAATTGTGGCTCGCGCAAATATATACAACTTGTATCATTCAGGTATGACTATGAAATGGTACGACTTAGCTAAGACCCTGATGAAAAGTCAGGGCATCAATCAGGAACAGCTGGCGGAGCATCTCGGTATTACTAAAGGTGCGGTAAGTCATTGGCTGAACGCCAGGCGTGAGCCAAGCCTTTCCGAAATCGCAAAAATATTGCAGTTCCTTGGCAAAAAGAACTTTTCCGTGGGGGCTGGCGGCATGATCATTGACGATACGCTTAAGGGTGATGTGGAGTACGCTGGCCCTTACAATCCGGGAAACAAGTATCCAGTAATCAGCAGCGTCCAGGCTGGTTCATGGTGCGAAGCGGTTGAGCCATACACTCTAAAAGATATAGATCTCTGGCTTGAGTCGAATGCTCACATCCAGGGTGACGCGTTCTGGTTGCTCGTTGAGGGCGAGTCAATGACAGCCCCTACTGGGTTGAGCATACCTGAAGGAACCTTTGTACTTTTCGACACCGGAAGAGATGCGGTCAATGGTAGCCTGGTAATTGCCAAGCTATCGGACTCGAACGAAGCAACGTTCAAAAAGTTAGTCATTGATGGCGGACAGAAATATCTGAAGGGCCTAAATCCTCAGTGGCCACTGGTGCCTATTAACGGGAACTGCAGGATAATTGGCGTAGCTGTGGAAACAAAGCTAAGACTTATTTAAACGTAAACAGTAAGGATGCTTATGAAAAACTCAATTTTGTTATCGCTACTGCTTTGCTCAACATCGCTATATGCCCAAGACACGGCCTTGGTTGATCAATCCAAAACCGCAGTTATCGATAGCCTTAAGTCTCGTGAAGCGACGAACAAGTGCGCAGAATTTATGAGAGTAGCAGCTGCTGATGAGACAAAGAAACCCTTTGCCATAGCCACTTGTGACAACATATTTGTAGTTGCAAACGGACTTACATTTAGTGACGTCAAAGTAGTTGAATCAGAAAGTGGTAAAGCTGTCTGTGGTGTAGTTTCCGGGAAAACACACATCAGCAAAATTGGAGCAAGGTTCGTATACGTTGAAAAAAGCAACACCGTAACAATCAAACCTTCTAAGCAGCCGGTAATGACAAGCTCTGCAGCTGGGGATTTTGGGCGCAACCAGGTAAAAATTGAAAATAAACAGTATGATCTGGTATCTACCGCCTATTGCCAATCTCCGGCAAGCTAAATAACCCACTATTCAGCCCACCCCACGCCGCCACCTTATGACGGTGGCGCATTGCCGCCCTTCACTTCCCATTCATGCACAGATAATCACCACCTCATAAATGCGTAAGCGCAAGATGAATCATCACCCGTCTGTTTTTGGTTTCTAGCACTAAAGCAAAAAATAAATCATTTTAAAATACAATTTGTTATCCAAAACCCATCCAATAATTATACATTTCGTATTGCATGATAAGAATACGTTTTGTATATTCAATCCATCGAAACGAAACATCGACAGCTGAGCGAAGTTAGCCAGCGGCGAAGTGGAGATTCGGTCAGTCGAACGGCGCGACAGTAAACCATGCGTCGGACCATAGGCGGGCTCAGGGAGAGCGGCAATTATGGCAAAGCGAAAAAAAGATTTATTCCAGTCCATTCGAAGCTGAGTGGGCTGTGCTGAATCACAAGAGGATTTTTTATGACTCAGACATACATTCCGGCGTGTTTAAGAGACCTTCCTAAGAAGCCTCAGAAGCCACGCAAACAGGCGATTAAAGAAGCGCAAGTGGAAGTCCTGAATAAG